CCCCTGACACCAGCACAGATTGAAGCGCTTCTGAAGGCGCTGCCGACGCTCCCGCCCAAGGAGCAGGAGGCGCTGCTCAAGGATTTGGACGACTTGGCCGACAAAAAAGGGCTCCAAGGCGCCAGAGACGACTTCCTTTTGTTCTGCCACCGCGTGTATCCGGGGTTCAAAGAGGGGCCCCACCATAGATTCCTGCGCCCGATACTGCATAGAGTCCTCGAAGGGACGGAACCACGGGTGACTGTGAGTATGCCCCCTCGTTTCGGGAAATCCGAAACCATCTCATACCTGTTTGTAGCGTGGTATTTGGGCCACAACCCGACGCACCACATCATTATGGTGACGCACACAGCTGACCTGAGCGCTGGATTCGGGCGAAAGATCAGGGATTTGATCGACTCCCCCGTGTACTCTGAGATTTTCCCTGACACCGTGGTAGCGAAGGACAAGGCGGCGGCCGGGAACTGGCTGACAACGACAAACGGCAAGTATTTGGCTATTGGTATCGGCGCCAATGTGGCTGGGCACGGCGCCCACCTGCTGATTGCAGATGATTTGGTGTCAGAAAACGCGATGATGGCCAATCCCGACGCCACTTTCGACAACGCGTGGCAGTATATGCAGATCGGGCCCCTGCAGCGGCTCATGCCAAATGGCAAAATAGTCATGATCGGGACGCGGTGGGGCAAAAGAGACCCCATCGGACGTGCTTTGCTATGGGCGCAGGACAATCCAGTGTCGCCGCAGTGGCTGGAGGTGCGGTTTCCGGCAATCCTACCCTCGGGCAAGTCACTTTGGAGCGAGCAGTGGCCGATTGAGCAGTTGCAGGCCAAAAAAGCGTCGATGCTGCCTCAGTTCTGGAGCGCCCAGTACCAGCAGGAGCCCACAAGCGAGGAAGGCGCCCTCATAAAGCGCGAATGGTGGAAGGTATGGGAGAAAGACGAGCCTCCAGAGGTGCAGTTCATCATTTCTGCGTGGGATACCGCGCACGAAGCCAAAACGCGGGCCGACTATTCGGCATGTACGACGTGGGGGGTGTGGGAGACGGAGGACAAAGAGAGTCGGATCATCCTCCTTGACGCCATCAAGGGGCAGTGGGAGTTCCCGGAGCTGAAGGCCAAGGCGCTGGAGCACTGGAAGCAGTGGGAGCCCGACTCGCTGATCGTTGAGAAGAAGGCGGCCGGCGCGCCGCTGATCCAAGAAATGCGCAGAATGAACATCGTGGTCACGGAAGTGAGCCCGAGCCGGGGCAGGGTCGGGGTGAGCAACGACAAGTACGCGCGGATGAACGCCATATCGGATATTTTCAAGAGTGGGCTTGTGTACTACCCAGACAAGCGCTGGGCGCATGAGGTTGTGGATAACGTGGCCGAGTTCCCGTTCGGGCTGCACGACGACTATGCCGACACGGTGCAGATGACGATGGAGCGCTACCGCAGCGGGGGGTTCTTGCGCCTGCCCAGTGACTTGGACGATAATGTAGAGGACTTCCGCTCACGTCAGAAAGCCTACTATGGCTGACCGCTAAGGAACCAATATGTCAAGCATTGAAAAAGCACTCTACTCCCTCCCCCAAGGACAGAACCCCTTCCTGCAAGCTGCGTCCGAGGAGCCCATTGAGTTCGACATTGAGGGTGAGCCGGGCATGGCCATCGTGGAGATTGAGGTAGCTGAAGACAGCTTCGATGAGAATTTGGCGGAGAAGCTGGAGGAGGGCGAGCTGTCTACCATTGGCACCGATCTGAAAGAGCTGGTCGAGGCGGACATCACCAGTCGCAAGGACTGGGTGGACAACTACATCAAAGGTCTGGAGGTTCTTGGGATGCGCTATGACGAGCGTACGGAGCCTTGGAAGGGTGCTTGCGGGGTGTACTCTACGGTGCTGGCCGAGGCCGCGATACGGTTCCAGAGCGAGACCATCATGGAGACCTTCCCGGCTGCGGGCCCTGTGAAAGTGGAGATTATTGGTGAGGAGACTCCGGAGAAGTCCGAGGCGGCCGTGCGTGTGCGCGACGACATGAACTATGAGATTACGGAGGTGATGCAGGAGTATCGCCCCGAGCACGAGCGCATGCTGTTCAGTCTGGGATTGGCCGGCGCCGCGTTCAAGAAGGTGTATTACGACACGGCGCTGGGGCGCCAAACGTCGATGTTCTGCCCGGCCGAGGACGTAATCATCCCCTACGGCGCCAGCAGCGCGCAGACTGCAGAGCGGGTCACGCATGTGATGCGCAAGACCCCCAACGAGGTGAAGAAGCTGCAGGTGCTTGGGTTTTACCGCGAGGTGGAGCTGGGCGAGCCGACGCAGACACATACGGACATCGAGAAAAAGAAGGCGGAGCACGAAGGCATCACGCTGACGACGGACGACAGGTACCAGTTCCTTGAGATTCAGGCGGAGCTGGAGGTGCCGGGGGATGAAGACCCGGACGGCATCGCGCGACCCTATATCGTTACGATGGACAAGGGCACCGGCAAAATACTGAGCATCTATCGCAACTGGGCGGAAGATGACGAGCGCCAGCTCAAGCGCCAGCACTTTGTGCAGTACACGTATATCCCGGGGTTTGGTGCGTACGGCATGGGGCTTATCAACCTGATCGGCGGGTATGCCAGAGCGGGGACGAGCATCATACGGGAGCTGGTGGACGCCGGCCAGCTTAGTAACCTGCCGGGCGGGATGAAGACACGCGGGCTGCGGGTCAAGGGCGACGATACCCCTATCGGTCCGGGGGAGTGGCGGGACGTGGACGTGGCTAGTGGGGTGCTGCGTGACAATATCATGCCACTTCCTTACAAAGAGCCGAGTCAGGTGCTGGCCGGGCTGCTGGACAAGATCACGGAGGAAGCGCGCCGGCTTGGGGCCATCAGTGACATGAACATCTCCGACATGAGCGCGAACGCGCCTGTCGGCACCACGCTGGCGCTACTTGAGCGCACCCTGAAGACAATGAGCGCCGTGCAGGCGCGGGTGCACTACTCGATGAAGCAGGAGTTCCAGCTGCTGGCGGCCATCATCCGCGACCATTCCCCCGAAGAGTACAGCTACGACCCAGTGGACGGGGACCGCAGTGCCAAGAAGGCGGACTATGACCTCGTTGAAGTGATCCCGGTCAGTGACCCCAACAGCGCCACGATGGCGCAGCGGATCATGCAGTACCAAGCCGCGCTGCAGTTGGCGCAGGGCGCGCCGCAGATTTATGACCTACCGATCCTGCACAGGCAGATGTTGGAGGTGCTGGGGATCAAGAACGCAGCCAAGCTGGTGCCAATCGAAGACGACATGACGCCGCACGACCCAATCAGTGAGAACATGGCGTTCCTCAATGGCAAGCCGACCAAGGCGTTCATCTACCAAGACCACGAGGCGCACATTGCAGTGCACCAGACGTTCATGCAGGACCCAATGATCGCGCAGACTATTGGGCAGAACCCGATGGCGCAGCAAATGGGGGCGGCCATCATGGCGCATATTGCAGAGCACCTTGGCTACGCCTACCGCAAGAAGATCGAAGAGCGCCTCGGCGCGCCGATGCCGGTGCCAAATGCCGAGATGGATGAAGAGATGGAGGTCCAGTTGTCCCGCGCGGTGGCGCAGGCGGCCGGCCAGTTGCTGCAGATGAACAAGGCGCAGACAGCCCAGCAGCAGGCACAACAGCAAGCCCAAGACCCGCTGATCCAGATGCAGCAGGCCGAGCTACAGATCAAGGGGCAGGACTCCGCTACGAAGGCCAAGAAGGTCGATGCGGACATCGCGCTGAACCAACAGAAACTGGCGCTGGAGTCGCAGAAGGCGGCCGGCGAGAACCCAGCCATTGCCCAGCAGCAAGCACAGCAGCAGGCGATGCAGGCGCAGCAGGCCCACCAGCAGGAGTTGTCCCAAGCGCAGCAGGCCCACCAAGCACAGCAAGGGGCCGCGCAGCAGGCGGCGATGTTGAGGGCGCAGGCACTAGCGCAGGCGCAGTCCCATAAGCACGAGGCGCACCAGCAGGGGCTCAGCCACAAAGAGCAGGCGCACAAGATGAAGTTGGCAACGCAGGCGTTGGCGGCTAGGCAGAAAAAGGAGGTGAAACCAAGTGGAAAGTGACGTACTGAGTCTGCTGGTCAAGCAGATGGAAGATGAGAAGACTGCCATGAAGGACACCCTTGTTGAAGGTGCAGTCGGCACCTTCGATAAGTACCGCGAGATGTGTGGGCGTATTTACGGACTGGCTATTGCCCAGCGGATCATTGGCGACATGCGGGTACGCTTGAAACAAGAGGACGATTAGTGGAGAAGTTCATTGTAAGTAAGGGGTGGGAAGGGTTTGGGGACAGGCTGCAGTGTCTTTCCTACATGGTTAACGCTGCGCTACGGTACAACCGGACTTTGTATGTGGATTGGACAGACGCGATCTGGGGGATGGGGTTCTACAGGTACTTTCATTTTGTAGACTTGCCTCATGTGCAGACAGATAAAGAAGCTCCGCACAAGAGTGCATACCCACCATTCTGGAAAAATAAACTCATGCTTCCTGCGAACGAGTGGGTGTACGACATGAAAGACGAACTTGCTTTTGAGCCAAATAAAGGGCTGCACTATGAAGATGTGTGGGTGCACTGCGGTACAGGCTATAGGGAATATGATTTTTGCACGCTGCAGAAGCACCTTCGGCTTAACGATGATGTTGCTACTGAGATATCGAAGCGCCTTGTGGGATTCGATCTTCCGGTGGTACATTTACGGGGCACAGACAGAGGTCTGTCTGAGGAAAGCTGGGCGGAACTGCGTGCTAATGTGCCTATAGCGTGGGTTATTTCTGACGATGCCGCGCTGATTTCGCGGTGGCTTGCTGAAAGTCCCGAGTCAAAGGCGCTCTCGATAGCCAAGGCTGGCGTAACACACTACTCTGTCGATGTAGATAAGCACGAGATGAATATGGCAATCCTTACTGACTTTTTTGCGTTGGCATACGCGGATGAGGCCTACGCGTTGAATGACAAAAGTTTATTTTTTAGTATGGCACGGCTGCTAGGGGCATGCACAAAAGAGAATAGGATGTTTTGAATCGGAAGGGCTATTCTGGGGTGCCCTCTGGTATTTTTCAAACCCCATGCGACAAAGGAAATTATGGACAACTTCGATATAGGGTTGAAACTAGACCCAACGGGGCCCGTATCCGATCTTCCGGATATTGACAAGGCAAAGCAGATGCCCGAGCCCTGCACCTACCACATCCTGTGCATGCTACCCGAGGCCGCGCTTGCGTACGACAGCGGCATCCTCAAGGCAGACAAGACCGTGCAGTTTGAAGAGCTACTATCCCCCGTACTCTTTGTAGCCAAGATCGGCCCTGATGCGTTTGCAGACAAAGCCCGGTTCCCTTCCGGCCCGTCCTGCAAAGTCGGGGACTTCATCATCGTCAGGCCCAATTCCGGCACCCGGATGAAGATTCACGGCACCGAGTGGCGCCTCATCAATGACGACAGCGTGGAAGCAACCATTGAAGACCCGCGCGGTCTGGGGAGGGTGTAATGGCTATAGCAGACACCCAAGAAACGGCCTATGAGGTCGAAGACGGCGTCATCCTTGACGGAGACACCAAGATTGAGGTTGCTCCCAACGACCCCGCTATCGAGATTGTTGACGACACACCGCCTGCCGACAAGGGCCGCACTCCGCTGCGCGAGCAGCCGGCCGACGTAACCGACGACGAGTTGGCCAAGTACAGTGACCAGAAGCTCAAGGACCGGCTGGCGCATCTCGGCAAGGGCTACCATGAGGAACGCCGGGCCAAGGAAGCTGCCTCGCGCGAGCGGGATGAGGCGGTGCGGATTGCGCAATCGGTGGTTGCGGAGAACCAAAAACTCCAAGGATCGCTGGCCAACAACCAAAACGCGCTGCTGGAGCAGGCCAAGAAAGTGGTCGGCTCGGAGATTGAAGATGCCAAGCGGGAGTTCAAGGCAGCCCAAGAGGCGTTTGATACCGATGCCATTCTTGAGGCCCAGCAGAAGCTGAACGCCGCAATGATAAAAGCTGACCGTGTAAATAATTTTCGGCCAGCCCCTGTACAAGCGCCCAAAAATGTTGTACAAACGCAACCACAGGTTCAACAACCGCAGTTGGATTCCAAAACACGCGAATGGAACGAGCAAAATCCGTGGTTTGGAAGTGATCGGAAGATGACAGCTTATGCTCTTAGCCTCCACGCGGAACTTGTTGAATCAGGGGTCCCAGTCGCCAGTGACGAGTACTTCCACAGTATTAACGCTGACGTAAGGAAACGGTTCCCGGAGACATTTGCCGAGGAACCCGCTGGAGCTAAATCTTCCCAGCGCGCAAAGTCAAATGTGGTTGCACCCGCATCACGTAGTACAGCGCCCAAAAAAGTCGTACTTACACAAACGCAGGTAAACATCGCCAAGCGGCTCGGCGTTCCTTTGGAACTCTATGCCCGTAAGGTAGCGGAAGAAATGAGGAAAATATAATGGCAACAACTGAACGTACCCCACGGGAACTTGAAACTCGCGCAAAAACGGAGCGTCCTAAACAATGGATGCCCCCACAGCTTCTGCCTGATCCGACTCCAGAGCCGGGTTATGCGTTTCGCTGGATTCGTTTGAGTACCCTCGGCACGGCAGACGCCGTCAATGTCTCTTCAAAGCTCCGCGAGGGTTGGGAGCCCGTAAAGGCTTCAGACCATCCTGAAATTCAGCTTATGGGCGGCGACAAGACGCGCTTCCCGGACAGTGTTGAAATCGGTGGCCTGCTTCTTTGCAAAACACCTGTTGAGTTTACAGAACAACGTGACGCTCACTACCGTCAACTGGCGGGACAGCAGATGGATTCTGTGGACAACAACTTCATGCGTGAGAGTGATCCTCGTATGCCGCTTTTCAAAGAGCGTAGTACAAAGGTATCTTTCGGAAAAGGTATTTAACTTTTATAGGAGTCCATTAACATGGCTGCTGTTTCTTCTCCCTACGGCCTCAAGGCCGTAAATCTGACGGGGGGTCTGCCGTACGCTGGTAGCACCCGTATGATTCCCATCGCTTCGGCGTATGGCACCAACATCTTCTGCGGAAGCATCGTTTACGTCACCGCCAACGGCGAGTGCGCAATCGTTACTGCAACCGGCATGGATGCAACTACCAATGACTTCCCCACAGGCTCTACTGCCCGTACCGGCGCAATCGGCGTTTTCGTCGGCTGCTCGTACACCAGCCCCGCTACCAAGCAAAAGCTGTTCTCGCAGTTCTGGCCCACCGGCACCGTGGCGTCCGACGCCGTTGCCTATGTTGTGGATGATGACCGTGTGATTTTCCAAGGCCAATGCGACAACACCGTTGCCGCTACCGCTCTGGGCACAAACACTGGTCTGGCTGCGGTGCAAAGCACCAGCACGGGTTCTACCATCACTGGTAACTCCACATCCGCTCTGGATGCAACGGTTCAGGCTGGCTCTGCCGCCTTCCGTATCGTCGGCTTTGTTGATATGAAAGGGTTCTCTACTGTTGGCGATGCCTACACAGATGTGCTCGTGCGTTTCAACGCAGGCTATCACAGCAACTCTTGCCCAATCGGCCTGTAAGGAGTAAATCATGGCAATCTCTCGCGCACAACTCCTGAAGGAACTGCTTCCCGGTCTCAATGCCTTGTTTGGCATGGAGTACGCTCGTTATGGTGAGGAACATAAAGAAATTTATGAAACCGAAACCTCTGAGCGTTCTTTCGAGGAAGAAACCAAGCTGGCTGGCTTCGGCGCAGCCCCGGTGAAGAACGAAGGCCAAGCCATCGCGTATGACAATGCGCAGGAAGCATGGACTGCTCGTTACAACCACGAGACCATCGCTCTGGGCTTCTCCCTCACGGAAGAAGCAATCGAAGACAACCTGTACGACAGCCTCTCGGCCCGGTACACGAAGTCTTTGGCCCGTGCAATGTCTTACACCAAGCAAGTCAAGG